CCCCCCAGAAGAACCCTCACCCCCCAGCCAGCCCCCCCACCCCCGGCCATGTACCACCACCCCCCACCATGTATATAAATAGTGATTGCCCTGGTGGGGTGGCGGTGTCGACGTGGGTTGCCCACGACGGCGGGGGTTGGGTGTGTGTGGGCGCGGGTGGCCCGGGTCCTCCCGGCCGAGGGGTTCGGCTCACACCTGTCGTTGGTTGCCCGTGTGCCGTCCTCGGCCTCCCCTGGTGTGGGGTTGTCGTCCGACGTCGTTGGGTTGTCGGTGGGGCTGCGGCGGCGTGTCGCTGGTCTGCGGGCACGACGGTGTGGGCCCCTCTGACGGGCGAGCCTGCGATGACGAGTCGCAGCCGGGCGGATGGGTCTCCCCGGTGACCTGGGCCGTGTCGGCGGGTGTCGGCGACGGCGTGGCGGGGAAGGTACACCGCCCGGTGGTCGTACGTGTGTATGGTGGTGGTCGACCTGGTGCTTGTTCGGCGACGGCGCCTGTTCCGATGTCGGGGCCCACCGCTTCTGGCGGTGGGCTTCGCTCGTTGTGGGCGGGGTTCCGGTGGTGTACGGGTGTTCGGGTCTACGGTGGGGGGATGGCACCGAAGGGAATCAACCAGGGTCCGTCGTCGTGTGGGCCGTCGATCGTGGCGAAGCCGTCGGGTGGGGGCCGGGTCGGTCCGGGTCGGGTGGACGGTTCGGCGTCGTTGGATGCGACGGCGGCCCGTAAGGGTGTGAAGGGCCGGCGGTCGTGAGGCCGTACCCGGCCAAGAAGCCGGCGGGCAAGAAGCCGGCCAAGAAGTCGGCGGCCAAGGCGCCGGCCAAGAAGGCGAAGGGCTCGAAGCGCTGATGGCGACGAGAGCGAAGCGCCCGGCGCCGGCCGAGGTCGCCGAGCCACCCGAGGCGAAGCCCCCGCAGGGCGTCACCCTCGACGATGACGGTTCGCCGGTGGAGGCGACCGACGCCGAGATGGCTGCGCTGGCCGCGGTCGCCGGCGCCGAGGTCGCGTCACGGTCGGTGCAGGGCGTGTCGGGCGAGTTGCGCGTCACCGCTCCGGTCCCGGTGTCGCCGCCGGCGCCGATCGTGGTCGGTTCCTCGTTGTGCTACGTCACCGGCCGCGCCAATCTCGACGCGTTCGGGGCGTTGCACGCACCCGGCGATGTCGTCCCGGCGGTGGTCGTCGCGGTGAACGACGACGGCACCGTCGACGTGCGCTGCTTCCCGTTGTGCGAGGGGGTGCCGCTGGTGCGGTCGGTGCCGGTGATCGTCGCCCCCGACGAGGTCGCCCTCGAGCACGCCGGTAGAGCGTTCCGACCCTGAGCTGACCGTGGCCCCCACCCAGATCACCGTCACCGGCTCCTACACGACCGCCGGAGGGGATCCGGCCGAGGGGTCGGTGAGCTTCCAGCTGCGCCGGGCGATCATCGACTCGTCCGCGAACGTGGTCGTGGCCCGCACGACCCACACCGTCGAGCTCGACGCGGCGGGGGCGTTCTCGGTGAGCCTCGCCGCGACCGACGACGCGGAGTCGTTGCCGGTGGGCAACACCTACCAGGTGGTGGAGCGCATCAACGGGGCCCGCACCCAGCGCTGGAGCTTCGAGTTGCCCCACGACGCGCCCGACGCGACCGTCGACATGGCCGACCTGGTGCCCGTCGACGGCGGCGACCTGCTCGTCTACAACGGCGGCGCGGCGGCGACCGCCCGGACCGCGTCGGGGGTGAAGGCGCACCGCCGTTTCGTCGGCATCGGCGACTCGATCACCCGCGGCAACGGCGGCTCCGACGGGCAGAACAACGCATCGTCGTGGTTCGACGCGGGGATGCACTTCCTCGGCCGGCGGGGCCACAAGGTCAACAACGCCGGGGTGCCGGCCGACTTCACCAGCTACCAGCTGGCCCGCTTCGACACCGACGTGCTCGCCTACGCCCCCGACGTGGTGCTCATCGCCGGGGGCATCAACGACATCGAGCTGGCGTTCGCGCTCGGTGGGGTCTACGTGTACGACACCTGGACCAAGCCGTACCACGCGGCGATGATCGAAGCGACCCTCGACGCCGGCGCGACGCCGGTGCTCGTGTTCACGAACTCGCGGGACTCCAGGCCGGGCAGCTGCGCCGCGTTGCGGGCCGGGGAGCGCGCCCTCGCCGCCGAGTACCACATCCCGTTCCTCGACCTCTACGAGGTCCTCGTCGACCCCACCGACGGCGGGATCACCGCCGCGTACTCCCCCGACGCGCTGCACCCGAACTCCGCTGGCGGGATGCTGCTCGGCCGGGCCATGGCCGACGCGTTGCCGTCGATGCTGAACCTCGACAACAACGCCCTGCCGGTGCCTGGCTACACCGGCGAGCTCGGCTGGATCCTCGCCGATCTGTTCGTGTCTGGCTCGAGCAGCGGCATCCCGACCGGCTGGTCCGCGTACCAGGCCAACGGGGTGTCGGCCACCCGCTCGGTGGTCGCCCCCTCCGACGGCGACGACATCATCGGGAACTGGTTCCGCCTCACCCGCAGCGCCGACAACGGCGACTTCGGCATCCAGCGCACCGTGGCGCTCACCGCCGGGTCGATCGTCGAGGTCGTGGCCCGGGTGCGCACCGCGGCCGGGGTGACCGGCGACTGGCCCCAGGTGATGCTGACCACTTCGGGCGGGAACCTGCAGGTCATCAACGGCACGTTCTCGGGTCAGCACGTCGACGGCTGGTTCATCGAGCGCTTCACCGTGCCGGTCGGGGTCACCTCGGGCACACTGCGGCTCTACGTCGACGGCAGCGCGTCGACCGGGACCATGGACTTCGCCCAGGTCGGGGTGCGCAACGCGACCTTCGACACCTACTGAGGTCCGTACAGGCGTTCGTCTGCTGGCCTACGATCACGGCCATGGCTCGTTCAGCGGTCAGCGCAGTGGCTCTCACCGGGGCCGACCAGGCGGTGCGGTCCGGTGCGTGCACCTACCACGGGTTCTCGCTGCGCGAGACCGCCGGAGCGACCGCGGTGGTGCGGATCTACGACGGCACCTCCGCAGCGGGGACCCTGCTCGACTCGGTGGCGTTGTCCGCCAACGAGTCCGCCCGCGAGTACTACCCGGTGGAGGACTCCCGCGGCGGGATCAGGGCCGCGTCGGGCATCTACATCGACGTGGTCTCCGGTGCCGTCGAGGGCTCGCTGCGGGTGGGCGACTGATGGGCTCCTCGGGCGGTTCGGGAGGCGGCTCGGCGACGCTGCCCTACGCCTGGTTCCAGAACGCCAACGACCTGATGGTGCCGTCGGGGGTGTGGACGCCGCTGCCGTGGCAGGTGTACCAGTCCGACCCCTACGAGCTGAACCCCCGCCTCGAGGCGGCGACGACCACGATCGCGGCGGGTTCCAACGGCGCCGCGCTGCCGCAGGGCACCATCAACGTCGCGTCCACCGCCGCGTTCGCGTCGGCCGGGTACCTCGTCATCACCGGCCCGCCCGGCGCCAACATCGACACCGTCATCTCCTACACCGGCAAGACCGCCACCACCTTCACCGGGTGCAACAGCGCCTACCGCGGCGTCGGGGTCGGGACCGGCACCGGCACCCTCGCCACCGGCCAGACCGTCGCCCAGGGCAACGTCGAGCAGACCGCGACCGGCGGGCTGTACCTCGGCATGTTCGTGTGCGAGGTCAGCTTCGACTCGATCCCGACCACGAACTACTGCGGACTGCGGCTGCGCCAGGTCGACAACTTCTTCAACTTCGCGGTCGCGACCCAGCACCAGCCGGGCATGAACATCTCCAAGGCCAACGGCGGCCAGCACGTCCAGATGGCCGTCCAGCCCGGCGAGAACGGGACCTCGACGTTGCGGCTCGAGGCTTACCAGAACTCGGGGTCCGCGAAGGCGATCATCAAGGACCTGATCCAATCCCCGTCGCTGATGCAGGTGTGGCTCACCGCGGACCACGCCTGAGCATCCGTACGGGTGTTCGACCGTCCCGCCTATCCTTCCGCCATGCCCGAGCCGGTGGAGTCGCCGCCCAGCCTGACGTGACCGATCCGGCCAAGTTCGGCCAGACCAACAAGCGCCGGGTGCGCGAGTCGGAGAAGAAGCGCCGCGACTTCATCGAGCGCTTCCGAGAGGAACGCGACCTCGACGTGGCCTGCGCCGCGGTCGGCATCGCCCGCTCCACCTACTCGCGGTGGCGTGAACGGCACCCCGACTTCGCGCACCGCGTCGACGAGCTCCGCCTCGACGACGCCAACGCGCGCCCGCAGGCCATCTGGGACCTCGGCTTCGCCGAGTTCCGGCTCCGCTACTTCAAGATGCTCTCGCCGTGGTTCCACCTGAAGGCCATCCACGCCCTGGAGCACACCCCGCCCGGGAACATCACGATGATCCTGTGGCCACCCGAGCACGGCAAGACCACCCTGTTCGAGGACTACGCCTCCTACCGGCTCGCCGTCGACCCGAACTACCGCTTCACCGTCGGCTCCGAGAAGCAGCACATGAGCCGCAAGATCCTCGCCCGGGTCAAGAACCGGATGAGCGCCGGCGGGCCGTTCCGCGAGTACGTCGCCAAGTGGGGGCCGTTCGAGCCGCAACGCGCCGCCGCCATCCAGCAGCCCTGGCAGGCCGACTACTTCTCGGTGCACAAGAAGGCCGGCTTCGACGAGCGGGACTACTCGATGGTCGCGCTCGGCATCGACTCGGCGATCGCCGGCACCCGCACCGACCACCTCCACGTCGACGATGTCACGTCGCTCAAGAACTACAACCTGACCCCGAAGCTGGTCGAGGTGTTCCGCCAGGACTGGCTGAGCCGCCCCGGCGAGCGGGGCCGCACCACTATCAACGGCACCCGTGTCGGCGAGCAGGACTTCTACGAGGTCCTCATGGACCACTTCGGCACCGACCTGATGCGGGTCATCAAGCTCCCGGCGGTGGTGTGGAACTCGCTCAACGAGGCCTACGAGCCGCTGTGGCCCTACGACCCCGACACCGGTGCGGGCTACACGATGGAGATGCTCGAACGGACCCGGGCGAAGGTCGGCGAGGAGGCCTGGGCCCGCAACTACATGCAGAACCCGCTCGCCGCCGGGGACCGCACCTTCACCGACGCCCACGTCAAGGCCATGGCCAACCCGACCCGGGCGCTTGGCGTGTGGGAACCCCGGCGAGGCGCCGGGATCGTCACCTTGGACCCCGCGCTCGGCGGCTACAACGTGGTCGAGGGCCTCGTCATGTACGACGAGAAGCTGTGCCTGGCCGAGCTGTTCGAGGACCAGCGCCTCACCAGCTACGAGCAGGTGTTCGCCCGCGTCGAGGAGATGGTGCTGTTCCTGCAGGGCTGGGACGTGCCGGTCACCGACGTCGTCATCGAAGCCAACGCGTTCCAGAAGGGCCTGGCGTCGGACCGTCAGCTGCTCGCCATGCAGGACCGCTACGGGTTCGCGATCCGCAGCCACCTCACCGGAGACAACAAGTACGACCAGGAGATCGGCATCGCGTCGATGGCACGCGACTGCCGCCTCGGCCTGGTCGAGTTCCCCTACGCGGGTGACGACCGCACCCGCCACGAGATGGGCCAGCTCACCGAGCAGCTCAAGCGCTGGCGGCCCAACGTGAAGGGCGCCCGGCTCCGCCAGGACCGGCTGATGGCGCTGTGGTTCGGCTGGATCCTGTGGCGCGAGCGCCGAGGCGCCCCCGCCGCGGACCCCAGCCAGTTCTCGTTCTCGGGGATGCCGTACCGCCCCACCCACACCGGGATCCTCGTCCCGACAGGAGCTCTGCGATGACCAGCTGGGAGTCCATCGTCGCCACCGTCTACATCCGCCAGGCCAACCAGTCGGACCTGCTGCGGTCGATGATCGAGGTGAAGCGCCGCTACAACGGTGAGTGGATCCTGCCCTACGTCGCCGAAGCCGACGACGCCCAGCTGCCGTCGACCACCCCCAGCCTCATCGCCCAGGGCATCGACTTCATCGGCCGCCAGGCCGCCAGCGTCATGCCCCAGATGCACTCCCCGGTGGTCGACCCGTCCAAGGAGACCGGGGTCCGCTCGCGCGAGTTCGCCGCCATCCGCCGCAAGGTCCTCGGCGCCACCCACCACAAGAGCCGCACCAAGCTGCACCTGCGCCGCGGCTACCGGCACCTCGCCGGCTACGCCACCACCGCGCTCGTGGTCGTCCCCGACTTCGACTGCGCCATGCCCCGCCTCGAGCTGCGCGACCCGCTCACCGCCTACCCCGAACCGCGCGCCGCGGAGGACCTCCGCCCGCCGTCCAACGTCGCGTTCGTGTTCGCCAAGAGCGTCGACTGGCTGCGCCGCAACTTCCCGGCGTGCCACTCCACCATCCCCGCCGAGACCCTCGGCACCGACACCTGGGACATGGTCGAGTGGGTCGACGAGGACGTCATCGTGCTCGGCATCCTCGGCCCCCGCGACGTCGAACGCCGCGAGCTCGGCGCGGCCGGCGTGCTCGGCGCGTCGATGGAGCTGGCCCGCTGGCCGAACCCGACCGGGCTGTGCCCGGCGTACCTGCCCGCCGCGGTGACCCTCGACCGGATCGTGTCGCAGATGGCGATGCTCACCGGCCAGGTCGACCTCATGAACCGGCTCCAGGCCCTCGCCATCGCCTCAGGCGAGAAGGCCATCTTCCGGGACCGCTACATCGTCGGCGACTCGATCAACGTGCCCCGCCTCGTCGGCGGCCAGTGGAAGGACGGCCGCACCGGCGAGGTCAACATCGTCCTCGACGCGAAGCAGATCGGTGAGCTGGCCGGCACCCCCGACCCGAACACCCAGATGATGATCGACCGGCTCGAACGCAACGCCCGCATCGACTCGGGCCTGGTCCCCCAGGCCGGCGGCGAGACCTACGGTGCGCTGCGCACCGGGCGCGGCATCGACTCGCTCATGGGCGCCGCGGTCGACCCCCGCATCCAAGAGGTGCAGGAGGTCATGGAAGTCGCCCTCGAGCACATCAACACGGTGATGCTGGAGTCCTACAAGGCGTACTGGCCGCAGCGCACCTACACGCTGTTCTCGGGCCGCCAGGCCGACGACGCCATCGTCGAGTTCGTCCCCGAGCGTCACGTCGAGACCACCGAGAACGTGGTCAGCTACACCATCCCCGGCGCGGACGTGCAGGGCACCACCATCCAGCTCGGCCAGCTGCTCGGCATGAAGGCGATCTCGCTGCACACCCTGCGCAGCCGCCACCCCTACATCGACGACCCCGACGGCGAAGCGACCCGGGTCGAGGAGGAGTTCCTGGAGCAGGCGGTGCTGGAAGGGATCGCGAACCAGGCGGCGTCGGGCCAGCTGCCCGTCGCCTACCTGGCCAAGATCGAGAAGCACCGCAAGCGCAGCCCCGACATCATGACGGCGCTGCTCGCCGCCGAGGAGGAGCTCAAGGCCGAGCAGGCCGCCGTGGCTCCCGAGCCCGAGCCCGGCCAGTTCGCGTCACCGGAGCAGATGCCGGGCATGGCGCCGGGCCAGGCGCCGCCGGTGCCGCCGACCGCCGGCCAGCTGCCCCCCGGCGGGATCGGCCCCGACGCCGGCCTGCCCCCCAACGCGGCGCCCGGCGAGATCGGCCCCCAGGAGAACCAGCGCGGCTTCCGCCGCCTCCTCGAAGCCCTGTCCCAGCGACCCCCGGCTACGTGATGAGCGAACTCTCCGACGCCTACAACGAGCTCGAAGCGGCCATCCAGAAGGTCGTCGACGTCGAGTTCGACAGCCCCGGCCCGGTGGTGCGCTGGGTGGTGTGCGCCGCGCACGTCGAGCCCGACATGCGCTCCACCGGCTACGTGCGGCTGTTCCCCCACGGCGGTGAGATGCCGATGGACATGGCGCTCGGGCTGCTCGAGTACACCCGGCTCCGACTCGTGGAGGAGTGCTGATGCCCCGCAAGGCCAAGACCCCGAGCGTGTCCACCCCGGTGACCTCGCCGGGGCAGGGCTACGGCGTCGCCGGTGAGCAGAAGGCGGCGATGGCCGCGGTGCCGCTGCCCGGCGGCGCCCCTGATGTCGGTGCGCCGGGGACGGGCGCACCGACGGGAGCCAGCCCCGCAGCGCCGACCCCCCCGGCGTCGCGCGGAGGCGCTCCCGTCCCGCCCCCGGCGGCCGGGCCGGAGCCGGCCCCCGGGGGCGGGAACCCTCTCGCCCAGGCCATCGTCGCGGCCATCTCGTCGCCGGCGCCGGCCGAAGGCGGCTTCGACCGGCCCACCGAGCGGCCCACCGAGGACCTGTTCACCCCGCCGGCGCCGATGCGCTCGGGTCGGGTCACCCCGACGGCGCGGGTGCTGTCCATGCTCGCCGAGTCCAACGGCAACGACCCGGCGCTGCGGGCCCTCGCCGACGACGCCGCCCGACGGGGGTACTGATGCCCGCGTTCTCGCTGCCGTCGGGACGGGGCGGCTCGTCGAGCTCCGCTGCGGGCGGCTCGGACTACTACCAGGTCGGCTCGACCGACGTCATGACCTACGACTCCAAGCGGCGGTTCCTGTCGCTGCAGGACGAAGCCCCCGAGCTCGACCCGACGACGATGTGGAACCTGGCCAGCTCGGGGATGCCCGACGCCGACATGCTGAACGCGGCCCGCTCCGCGATCGGGGTCGGGTCGCTGCGCCAGACCGCCGCCACCTTGTCGAGCCTGGACCCGGCCCAGCAGCGGGCCAAGTGGTCCTCGTTCTCCTCGGCGCGGCGCAAGCTGCTCATCGACCAGGGCGGCTACGTCCCCCAGGACGTGAAGGACAAGCGCTCCGAGAGCTGGTGGCAGACCGGGCTGTTGGCGTTGCCCCGAGCCGTCGAGAAGGTCTACGACGCCTCCGGCCTCGACTCGGTGGTCGACAAGGTCGGCATCGACGACGCCGCCAACTTCACGCTCGACAAGATGACGAACCTGGCCGACGACTTCGCCGGCCGGCCGTGGCGAGCAGCGCGCGACGTGTCGGGCCAGGAGACCGTGGCCCGCATGGAGCTCACCTTCGACCAGGCCCGCCGCCAGATGGAGTCCGAGGGCTACTCGTTCAACGAGCAGGAATGGCTGATGCTCAAGCAGCAGTTCCTGCAGCGCAACCCGCTCACCGTCGCCTACGCCGGCGCCCCCGGCAGCGACCCCGGCCGGGCGATGATCGGCCACACCGCAGCAGGCATGACCCCTCTCGGCGCCGGGGTGCGGGCCGCGGCCGGCGTCGCGTCGCACGTGCCGATCCTCAAGGACCTGCCGTGGGTGAAGCAGACCAACGATGTCGCCGGGTTCAACGTCGAGACCTACAACCCGTACCGCTCCGACACCGGCGCTCGCCTGCCCGACAACGTCTACCAGGCGTTCGAGGACAAGGTGAACATGCTCAAGGACCGCCCCGACTACGACCTGTCGGGGTGGGCGGCGTGGAACCGGGTCGACGACGGGCAGTCCTACCTGACCCCCACCGTGCAGCGCCGGGCCCTCGACAAGCTCGGCGGCCGTTCCAACGAGGCGTTCGACCTGGCCGTGTTCCTCTCCCAGGGCCACACCCTCGAGGAGTTCGTGGCCGACAACTACAACCTGTCCCCCGACGACCCGGCGTTCCAGGCCCGCTTCTCCGAGCTTGCCCAGTACAAGGCCGACCCGACCTTCCACGAGGTGGTGGCCGACATGAGCCGGGACCAGACCCGGGTGTCGTTCGGCCGGGACCTGGCCCGCACCATGGGCCTGCCGGATGACTCCCCGCTGTTCACCGTCGCGTCCGGCGCCGGCGACGCGGCGTTCACGATGACGATGGACCCGATGCTCATCGCCGGGAAGGCGACGAAGCTGGCCCGGGTGAGCCGCCTGGCGGTGCGGGCCGTCGAGGACATCGACGAGGTGGCCCACATCGTCAACGCCGAGAAGGCCGCCCGGGGGGTGTGGAAGATCACCGGAGGCGAAGGCGTCGACGCGGTCCGCTCCGCGACCGCGTCGCTGAACGACGCGTGGGCTCATGTCGCGGGCCGCTCTGCGGTGGCGACCGAGGGGGGCGGGGCGCTCGGTGACACCGTCGAGGCGCTCGTCGCCGCGGACGGCACGGCCAGCTCCTACCTGATCGACAACTACGACGACATCTCCCGCCGGGTGGACGACCTGATCCGTGTCAGCGAGACCGACCCGGCGTTCGGGTCGATCCACGGCGACCACCTCGATCTGCTCCGGTCGGTGCTCAACACCGCCCGCCCGGTGCTGGGCCGCAGCGACCTGGGCGGCCCGATGGGGCGGGTGAAGCTGTGGCAGGCGAAGCGGATCGGCGCGGTCGGTGACCGTGTCGCCGAAGCGTTCCGTGGCTACGAGGCCGGCGACCCCGACGCCCTGTGGCGCCTCAGCCGAGACCTGCCGAACTCGCTCGGCTCGATCGACGACATGAAGGCCTACCACGACGCCGCCGCCGCGGCGCGCGCTTCGGGCTCGGCCGCGTTGGACCTCACCAGCACCGACGGCTACTTCGCCTACCTCAAGCACCAGGGCATGGCCGGGCTCACCGCCGGCCGGCTCAACGGCTCCGCCGTGCGCGGCTTCGGTGACGGGATCGCCCTGCCGGAACGGTGGCGGCTCTTCGCCGCCCCCACCGACGACGTGCCGCTCGTCGCCCGGTTCGGACCCGAGGAAGCCGAACGGATCTCCAAGCTGCCCGCCCCGCCGGCCCGGCTCGGCCCCGACCGGGCCGAGCTGTTGCAGCTCCCCGAGCTGAGCCTGTCCAAGCGGCTCGGCCGCCGGGTCATCAACGCCGGCGAGGACATCATGCTGCGAGCCAAGGACAACGCGGCCAGCTCGCTCGCCGGCCGGGTCCTGTACCGACCGGTGAGCGCAGCCGGCGGCCTCGCGTTCGCTCTCACCCACCAGGTGCCGCGCATCCCGGCGGTGCCCCTCGTCGGCGACGAGGCCCTCGTGGAGATCAACAAGCTGGCCGACATGGGCGTCACCATGGGTCTCGACAAGGCGACCCGCGACGCGTTCATGGGGCGCATCATCAGCGGCCTGAACTTCGACCAGTCGCTGCGGTACCTCGGCGACGAGACCGCCAACCGGGCGGTGCTCGCCAACTTCACCAACGCCCTCGGTGAGGCCCTCGAGCTGCAGACCGACGAAGTGGCCCGGTCCTTCACCAAGCGCTTCGGTGAGCCGTGGCTCGACGACGCCGGCGAGTCGATGGGCACGTTCGCCCCGCTGATCACCACGCCCTCCAGCGGCGAGCTGAGCGACTGGTTGCAGGACAACTTCGAGGACGTGATGGCGTGGCGAGACGAGCTGCTCAACGCCAAGCCGCACCTGGCCACGAACGCCGCGATCGACGCGCTCGGCCAGGTCGCCCGCGGCGGGGTGGTGTCCACCACCGCGACGCGCATCGCGCTCGTCAAGGCCTACCTCGAGACGGCCATGGAAGCCGCCGGGGTCGCCGCCACCCCCGAGGGCAAGCAGTGGATGGACTCGTTCCTCGGCAAGCTGCGCATGGGCGCCTACGCCGGCAACAACCGGGATCTCTACCAGCTCGGCTCGGAGGTGTACCGCCAGGGTCTGCTGCCCGTGGCGCACTACTCGGAGTGGATGTCGGTCCCCGACTACGCCGAGCTCGCCGACCAGGCCCGCAAGGTGGGGATCACCCAGCGGATCTTCCGGGGCATCAACCGGCCGTGGGTCGACGCGGCCATGTCCAAGGCGTGGAAGCCGGTCACCTTGATGCGCCTCGGGTTCATCTCCCGCGCCGTCGGCGAGGAGGCCCTGGCCTTCTTCGCCCGCCGCGGCCTCGGCGCGGTGCACGGCTACACCGCCGCGTTCGCCGCCAAGGACGAGCACAACCTGGTGCTGCGCCAGCTGCAGAAGGTGCTGCGGGCCCCGGCCCGCCAGTGGGGGGCGCTGCACGGCGTCGAGAACGCCGACGAGGTGTGGAACGCGCTGAACGCTCTGCCATACGAGTCGGTGACCCGCTACATGGAGGACATGGCCAAGACCCACCTGGGCGTGGGCCGCAGCGTCCTCAACCCGTTCGACCGGCTGGGGTTGGCGTCGGACTACGTGGCGGCCAAGTCGCTCGCCCGGCTGCGCCGCGTCGAGTTCGCGTTGCTCCCCGAGCAGCTCAAGCGGGCCACGCTCAGCTACATGGGGCTACGCGGCCGAGCCGAGTTCGCCGAGGCGATCGACCTGCCCGAGCTGTACGAGAAGCTCGGCCGGGGCCTGGCCGACGACGCCCGCCAGCTGCTGCGCCACAACCCGTCAGCGCAGCGGGCCTTCGCCCAGGAGATGGCCGGGCTCGGGAACCGCACGATCGCCAACGCCGACATCGACGGGCTCGGCCCGCACGAGCAGATCAGCGTCCGGGTGAACCCCTACGCCAGCGAGGACGTCAAGACCCTCGAGGTGCGCGTCGGGCGCGAGTGGGTGCGCCTGGAGCTGCCGAAGCAGATGGACGACACCACCGCGACGATGTGGGCGTACGCGCTCAACCAGCGGGCGGTGGACCCGGCGAGCCTGGCCGGCATCCAGGCGGGGCTGGCGGGCAAGGTTCCTGACTCGGTTCTGCTCGGCCATCTGGCCGGCCCGCTGGGTGTGCCCGTGATCGTCCCGTCAGCGCAGGAAACGGCGATTCAGGCCGGTGAAACGGCCCGTGTGAGCCGTGCCGCGGGTGAGCAGGCCAAGCGGGCCGAGAACCTGCCGCCGCCGCCGCACAGCTACGCCGCCCAGCAGCTCGACACCGACGAGCTCCGCGCCGCCGTGCTCGGCCAGGACCCCAGCGGCGGCACCGACCCCGAGATGTTCCAGGCCCTGCTCGACGAACTCGACGCCCGCGCCGCGGATGGCCGCTTCGGACCCCGCGACTGGATGCCCAACGCCGAGCACCTCTCCGACGACGAGGTCGCCGCCAAGTTCGACGCCGAACGCACCCATCTGCGAGCCACCTACGACACCACCAACTCCGGCGAGCTCTACGACCCGGCCAACCTCAACCGTCGCCTGCCCGGCGAGGTCACCGACGCGGTCGACCGCCAACTCGACCACGTCCGACGCGGCCTCACCGAGACTCCAGAGGCCCCACCCGAGCAGTTCACCGAGCTGCCCGAGGAGGTCCGCGGCGGCACCTTCAGCGACCTGATCGACCAGACCCGCCAGCGCGGCGTCCAGGAGCACGGCGCCGACCCCGACTTCTTGTACCGGGCCACCCACGTCGATGACCAGTGGTACGTCGACGCCGACGGCAACCTGCACTTCCGGGCCAACACGTCGGGCCGCAACAAGGGCCAGTCCATCTCCAGCGCGGAGAACCCCGACTTCGCGGTCGGCTGGGCCAACTCGCCCGACATCATCAACGACGAGACCGTCAGCGAAGCGGCCCCGGTGGTGTTCCAGGTGGACCGCCAGGCCGCCGACGAAGCCGGCCTCATCCGCGGCGACGGCTACGACGCCGGCGAGAAAGAGCTCATCGCCGAGGACGGCGAGACCGTCATCCCCGCCGGACGCTGGAAGGCCTACGGCGAACCGACCACCGCGGTCACCGACCTGACCGACACCGAGCTCATCGACCGCCTCACCGCCCAGGAGATGCCCTGGCTCGACACGCCCGCACTGTGGGAGATGTCCCGCCGGATCGAGGCCGGCACCATCGACCCGAACTCCTCGGCCGGCAGCCAGATGCTGTTCGACCTGGCCCAGGAGTCCGGCGCCCCGTCCCGCGAGCCGCACTTCACCCGCCAGGCCCTCGTCGACGAGCTCGATCAGATCGCCCGCGGCGAGCTGCGCCCCGCCGACTCCAAGTACTGGGCCAACCAGGCCGACAACGGCGTCGCCAAGCTCGTCAAGGACGTCCAGGTGCGCGGCGCCGTGGCCGTCCCCGATCCGGGCCCGCAGTGGGGATGGACCGGCACCGCCACCCGCGCCGACGCCGAACGGGTCCTCGACGCCGCCGAACAGCTGCGCCTGCGCGTCGCCGGCTGGAACCCCAACCACCGCGACCTGCTCCACTCCCACCTGCAGAACCCCCGGGTCACCGGCCCCTTGTTCAAGGGCCGCAACACCAAGGGCGTCGCCGCAGTCATCGACACCCTCCCCCCGCACCTCAAGGCCGCCCTCGAGGAACTACCCCCCGACGCGGCGTTGCAGAGCCTGGTCGCGACCGCGGTACGCAACGCCGAGAACCGCCGGCCCGAGATGCTCGCCGACATCGCCACCCTCACCTCGATCGACCGGCGTTGGGCCCAGGCCCTCAGCGGTGACACCCCGCTCACCATCGCCGACCGCAGCGCCGACATGGAAGCCGCGGCCCGGGCGATCTACGCCGAGCTGAGCAGCTCGAAGCTCAGTCCCTACGTGCGGGCCAACGTCCGCTCCATCATGGCCAACGGCGGCGGCCCCGCCCTGTCGATCCCCGCGGCCGGTTCCAAGCGGGTCTACTCGGTGATGGGCGACCGCGCCACCGCCGACGCCATCACCGCGATGGTCTACCGTGCCGGCGGCGAGAACGAACTGCTCGCCGGGCTCCGCTCCGCGGGGATGACCCCCCGCCAGGAGCTCTACGTCACCGAGATGCTCAACGAGTGGGACAGCGAGCTGGTCGACGCGCTCGCTGGCCACTCCGCCGCGTTCACCAACGGCCACATGATCCCCCTCGGCGGCACCCAGTTCGCCAACTACGACGACGCCGAGGAGCTGGCGGAGCTGTTCAGCCGGTGGGTCCCCGCGGCCGGCGACCTGCGCCGCACCGGCCCGGACATCCCCCGGCCGATCACCTCGGTCGGGTGGGCCGACGCTTCGGACTGGCGCACCGTGCGCGACTTCGGCGGCACCGCCACATGGCGCGGAGCCCGCCCCGAGGGGATGCTCAGCCTCGACGAGATCCACCTCAAGCGGATGCAGGCCTACACCGATCTGCCCCAGGTGCGCGTCGACGAGCACGGCCTACCCGACCCGCACGGCTCGATCGTGGTCGAAGGCCACCGCCCCGAGGAGCTGCTGCAGGACTGGGCCGACACCATCACCGCCGACTTGTTCGACACCTACCACTCCCCCACCGGCGAGGTCCTCCACGAGCTGGTCGCCCCGTCGCTGCGAGGCACCTTCGGTGTCGACGCGGTGAAGTCGGTGCCGGTGAGCGACCTGCCCACCAACCTCT